CTCTTTTATAAAGCCAGCAAACCGCTCACCAACGGACACTATCCGACAACTCTTGTCGCAAAGTTTAGAGATTATGAGAACGTCCCGAGCATCATGAAGAAGGCTCTTGATTTTGTTCAGGCTGAATTGATCTTGAAGAATGAGGGGGTAAAGGAATGAGATGCAAAGAGAGAGTGCCTAAGACTGTGCGCGTGGGCGATGATGCTCGCGTCGCATACTTCGACTGCAACACTACCGGCCCATACGGTGAGGTAGTGCTTTGCAATAAGTGCGAACATAAGCGTCGCGGGATTGAGAAGAATAGCGCAGCTGAGAATGCTTGGATGCGTAGCGCGGGATGGGGTGAGATATGAAGTTTGAAATATCGGCACATACTTATGAAGAGGGAGGCAGTACAGTTGCTTGGAAGCGCGGCCTGAATTTTGTTGAGGCCGTTGAGGAGGTTGGCGGATGGGGCATGACTGCTGAGAGCATTGCTGAGTTTGCTGCGCTGATTCACAAGACTGCTTTTGAGGATGGTTTTGAATGGGAAGATTGCAACATCGAGAGGATGGATGCTGATCCCTTCACCGTGTACATAGGGGTTGAGTTATGACAATAGAAGAAATGAGCGTCGCGTTAGCGAAACGTCGAATGAGGACGCTTGAGGAGCGCGTCGCAAAGTTGAAGGGATACCTCAACGCTGCGATCAAAGAGGGCGAGGACAATATCGCTGAGAGACTGGAGAACACCATCGCAGACGATGAGCTGCTGATGGCGGAGCTGCAAGAGGTGATTAATGGACGTGGTTGAGATCTTTGTGTGGGTTGTAATGTTCCTGCTGATCTATGGCAGCTTAATGGTTGCCAGCTATTGGGTCGACTGGGTTCTAAAGAAGTTAGGCAAGAAAGGCATTTGGCCGGAGGGGTATTTTAAATGGTAGGTAAAGTCACGTCGTCGCAGAAACCATCTGCATCTGTGTTGCCAGCGATCATGGGGCATAGCCCTTATGAGACACCGCTGGTTGTTTTGGATCGCGCTATCAAGTGCGTTGAGCTAGGAGTGGATCGCCTACCTGATACAGATCGATACATTGAGGCAGCTGATTGGGGCAACAGGCTAGAGGATACGATCCTTGAGGCGGCTGTTCAAAAGTTAGCGAGCTCAGATACCACTGGTCTGATTCGTCTCACCAAGGAATATTCGGAACCATTCAACTACAAGGACATCCTGTCCTGCAGCTTGGATGGCTCAATGACGGCGGAGAATGAGACGTTCACGATCAAGCATGAACCCGAGCGTGGCATCTATCTTATGTCAATTGATGAGGAGATCGAGGTCACCGGCATGGGGATCCTTGAAGCCAAACTCACTCGGATCGCCCCGCAGGAGAAGCCTGACCTGTGGCGTGGCCCGATCCAGCTGCAAGCTCAAATGCTTTGCACTGGGGCAACATGGGGTGCGATCTGTACGCTGTACCAAGGAGTCGAGCTACGCCTCTTTGTGTACAAACAGAATGTACAGATGCAGCAGGAGATCATCAAAGTCTGCTCGGATTTCTGCCGCAGGGTGCGTGATCGTGATCTCTATCCTGCATTTAGTACGTCTGAAGCAATCAAGAAATATCCTGAACCACAGTTTCCTGAACGTGTGATCGATGCAGACGATGATCTGGCAGAGAAGGTGCAGCGTCTTGCTCACATCCGATCTGAGCTCAAGGCGTATGAGGCTCTGTCCCATGATCTGCAGCTAGATATCATGGAGGCCATGAAGGATGCTTCTTGCGTCAACGCTGGGCATTACAAAGTGACGTGGCCGGTCAGGAATATCAAAGCCAAGCCAGAGCAAGTCAAGGTGATCCCGGCTGTTGCGGCGGAGCAAAAGCGCGGACTAACATTGAAGATAGAAGACCTATGACTAGGCAAGACATCGAGGTGATCGTGGCGATGTACAAAGAGAATGTGTCTTACTCAGAGATCGCCAAGGTAGTTGGCAAGAGCGAGCATATTGTCAAACATTGGGTCAGGAATAACCGGAAAGAGTACGGCCTAGACCGACGCAGGAACTTAGCTGAAAAACTCAACAACCCTTTGTCGTCATCCGCTTGGGCTGACAGTAAGTGGGATATCCAGCGTGGCGTTCAGTGGATTATTAGGAGATGGAAATGACAGACAACCCGTATTGGAGGAACCATAACCACCGGCGTCTCGATCCAGAAGACGTGCTGTTGATTCGTCAGCTGCATGATGAAGGGCTGAGCCAGATAGAAATTTCAGAAAAATTTGAAGTCACCAAGTCTCACGTCAGTAAGATCGTGACCGGAAAAGTGTGGAGGCATTTGTGAAAATAACGATTGAGATTGAAGGCAAGCCAGACGACTTCCAAGAGTTGTTTGTGCCCAGTGATAGGCAGCAAGAGTTTATGGAGATGACGTTCGATGCGTACACAGAAGCGCTCAAAAAATTTATATGGGAAAACATAGACCCGCACAAATTCATTAGGGGGAACAATGAAAGATAAAGATAAGGAGCTGCTTGAATTTATTTCGAGCTTCACCACAGAGCATGGCTTCGCGCCAACATTTACAGAGATGATGGATGGGATAAATGAGAAATCTAAAAGAGGTATCTTTACCAGCTTGGATCGCCTTGTTGAAGCAGGACGCATCAAGCGTGTTGAAGGCAAGTCGAGAGCGATCAGGGTACTTGATTCGACTCCTCAATGAGTTGATCACCCCGAGAATCGAATGCTTACTTTGTGGGCTAGCGTTTATTTTGGTTGGGCTGGTTCGGCCTAGATCTGCATGGACGGGAATGCGTGACGCACTTGAAAAGTAGTGCTAGTATTTAACCACTAGCTCTCTCACTCTCACGCTAGTATTCCCTCACTTGCCCCTCTTCGGAGGGGCTTCTTTTAGCAGCTGCATTTGAATGCGTGATTGCTCGCCTTGGTCAAACCTCGCAGCTTTCCTCCGGTTGTCTGCTTTGGTCAGGATCTGTACGTTATCTGGTACGTCGAGTCCGCATATTAGGTCATGGATCAGAGGGATGATGTGATCGACTTCGTGATTTATACCAGTATCGATAGATAGCAGCTGTGCCTCAAGTCGAATCCTGCGTAGTTCTGTAATGCCCTGATCGGTTGCGACTCGGGAAGACTTTTCAAAGAACCGTCTCTGTCGTACACCACGTTTGTGTGCTCTGGTGTGGTAATACTTGCTGGCGTTTTGTCGCTTTCGTTCTTTGTACTGCTCGTCTCCGTAATCGATCCAGTAATCTTTTTTTGTTCTAGCGCGATTTCGTAAGCGTAGACACTCGCGGCAGTTGCGGTTTTGAGCGAATCGCTCCGACAGATGACCATGCTTACATGGCTTGCCGGTGAAATAGTAAGTAACACCTTGCCTTACCGCCTCTGACTGAGTCGCCGGGTACTTTCTTTTCTCCACCGACTCGACTCCATCAGTAAGACCAGACCGTCGGTCGCGCCCAGCCCTCTTGTGAGGTCAGGTCATCCAAGTGAATGAATCTGCTGCCGCCCTTTTGATTAACCCCAATGCCGGTGAACCCGTGGCCGAGCGCAGCGCAAAGAAAGTTGTATGCGTCCCCGCCACTAAGGGCCACGTCTACTGCGCGGCCGTGGTTGTGGCTTCCGGGCTTCGCTTTCTTCGCCTCTATCGGATGATCCTTGCAGCGGAACGCACTGGTGATCACCATCGGCTGCCCCCAATCCGCTCGGAGACTTGTCAGTTTCTCGATGAACGCTGCGTCCATACCGTCTTGTCCACACCCGCATTGACACCTCATCTCGTCCATTGAAAAGTAGGGGGATTCCCAGCTCACTTTGATTTCCTCTTATCCATAAATCCTTCGACAGCACCCCCAGCAAAATAAAATGACAAAATTATTAGCATGGCATAGTTGATCGAGAACTGATCCATCACCTGAGTCACTGCACTTGGATCGCCTTTACCGGCTATCGTCATGCCTAGAACCAACACATAAGTTAGCAAAAATGTGAACCCAAACATAAGCGCCAGATAGCGCTGGGCTATTTTAAATGGAGCGTAACTTTGAAGCAGCTGCGACTTCGCATCCGCCTTTGCCTTAATCTCTTCTTCAGTGGACGTGTGCATTGAATCGATCAAGTCTAACCCTTTCGAGATCACGTCACCTGAACCAAGCATTTTGCTAATAACACCTAACATTAGATTTCCTCAATCTTGATCTGATCTGATGGGATGCAGATCGAATCATAATTAACTTTCGGCTGCGGGGCAGTAGATAAAAAGAAATCTCTTGCCTCAAAGCAATCATTCATTGTGGGATACATTCCAACGGGTGAGACAATATATCTATTCGCCTCAAGGAAAATTGCAAATAATACCCATGTCATGGTTGGTCACCTCTGCTGCGACAGCCAATAAAAGATGTACCCTAGTATCCCGACGGCTGAGAGGATGCCAATGCCCAAAGTAACAAAAAGCACCCCATCAATAATTTGCTTTTTACGTTTAGCCTTTTTTGCCTTCTCTTCATGTTCTGCTGCCTTGCGGCTTTCTTTCATTTCTTTCTGGTAGGCAAGCCAGTCTTGGTACATACCTCCGCGCCCCTGCCACACCATCATTTCCTTCAGAGCTTTTTCTTGTTCTTTGAGCTGCTCTACAGCCATGAACGCTTGAAGGTCAGACTTGTATCCATGCTCGTGAGCTTTCTTTTGGATCTCCGCCTTGAGTCCAAAGTAATCTGCTAGCGCCTCGCCGGCTTCATAAAGCTCCTTGCCATTTGCGATTGCCTCCTTGATCACTCCAAAGGCAGCATTCGCAGCAGCAAGTTCAGCTATCATCAGGAAGCTTCCTGCCCAATAACTTCTGAACAGTTCGCGTTTCGTAAATTCTGATTGCAGTCCAGACTAATGTAAAAAGCGCTGCCATTGGAGGCAGGATTTCGCCCAGCGTCCCGACAACAGTGAATACGCTAACAGCGTCAACGACTTGCTTTGTACTCTCTGTTGCTAGGTTCTGGGCCATGGCATCTATCCTAACCAGTAAGTACGGCCAGCAGCGGCCGTGTCTTGCAATCCAGAAACATCCTTCCCGTTGTCTACCCAGTTAGAATCAAGAAGTTCCATTTCTAAATAGCGGACTAAGTTTCCGACTTGACTCTTCTTTTCTTCGTCAGGGGCATCGCGCATTCTGAC